TCCTCATCTGACATGTAGTGGGCTAACATTCTAAGTTCTAAACCTGAAGCATCTATGCCCACTAATTTATAGCCTTCAGGTACAGTCCAACAAGACCTACACTCTTTACCATAAGGGCTATAGACTGCAGGTACTTGAGCCATGTTTGGATTTCTATGTGCCATACGACCAGTGATAGCACCGGTTGACATGACAGCACCATGAACACGATTGTCATCTTTCAAGGCATCAATCCAAGACTCAATTTGTCCGACTCGTTTTTGTATAAGTAGATACTCAGCAATCAGCTGAGCTTCTTTGATGTGTGAGATTTTACTGAGTGTACCTTCATCCACAATCGGTTGACCAGTTGGTGTGAATCTTTTAGGTTGCCAACCAAAGTCTATAAGGTACTCTCCTATTTGTTGACGAGAGCCAAGATTAAATTCCCGTAGCTCTTTTCGCATGAAAGGTGTAGTGTCATTTGTTTCTACTCGTTCCTGATACTCAACGGAGGTAAGTCCAGATTTAGATAAAGTACCATCTTTCTTTAACCTTGGTGTTACCTCTTTGATAGGTATCCACTTAGGTTTAAAAGTTGCATGAACCTCATCTTCAACTTCTTTCTTGCGTTTGTTCAAAGAACTAAGTAAATCTATAGCTCTCCTCTCGTCAAACAAAAAACCATTTAGTTCTTGTTCTATTAAAATCTTAGTTGTAACATGTTCTAATTCGACTGAATCTTTTGAGAAACCAACACTATCTTTCCTTAGTTTCTCCAAAACTTTCTTGTTTAATCTAACATCTTGAATACAATAATCCATCATCTCTTTACTGTATTCTGTGAAGACTGGTTGGTCTGACTTAGGGCAGTTGAGTTTCCATCCCCACTTTTCAAGACTATGACCACCCTCTCTAGTAGGATGAAGTAATCTTGAAAGGGTCAAGGTGTCGATGATTGTCGCATGTGAATGTAAATCCACATTCTTAATCCTCTTAATAGCAGGAATATCAAAACCTATGATGTTATGCCCAACTAAAACATCAGCAGATTTTAAAAACTCAATGCTCTCGTCAATCTGAGAGGGGTCGAAGGTATGGACTGTGTCAGTTTCATCAATAGCTACAATGCACCAAATCTGAGAAGCCGAAGGCAGAGAGATAGTATCTCCTTCTTTGTTCTTAAATTCAGTTGGCCATAATAGCCCATCTGTTTCTATATCAAAAACTAGTTCCATTAAAATGCAATCTGTGTTTGAGTTTCAGATACTTCAAACTCTGTATCAAAACTCTCTGACAATCTTCCTGTTTCTTTGTCATACATTAACGAAGTTGCCATACCTACATCCCCAGTATACCTAGACTTAAGTATTCTTAGTCTAGTTGTCCTTGCCTCATCGGCATCATCTGACTGTTGGTTTCTCTCTAATGCTATCACACAATCGCTGAGTTGTCCAATACTATTAGACCCTCTTAAGTGAGATAATGATACTTCAATACCATTCTCATGGCCTTTGTTACCATCAACTCTTCTGAGATGTGACACTAGAATTAAACCGGCACCAGTCTCTTCGACTAAGCTTCTAAGTCTTGTCATAATATTATCGATAGCTCTACGTTCATCACCTTCACCTAAAGCACTAACAAGCATGTGGAGATGGTCAACCACTACCCACTTACAATCGCAACCAACGATTAAGTATCTCAGCTTCGCAAAGATATCATCAATCTCATTCGTACCAAAGTGAGCATGAATGAATACTCTATCATCCTCAAAGACTTTGTCGAACATATCCATGAGAGTTGACTCATCAAACTTATCTCGTTCTTGGTCAACATAAAGTCTTGCATTGGCTTCAATACTTAAGATACCATCGACTGTTCTTCGCCAGTCTTCTTCCAAGGCTATGATGCCAACATTATCTTCTGTTTGTTTGACTAACCAATGTTCTAACTCTCTTGTGATACTAGACTTACCAAGCCCTGTACCACCTGTCAGTGTGACTAACTCACCTTGTCGCATACCATACAGCTTCTTGTTGAGACCTTCCCAAGGATAAGGAATACTTTCCTTCTTAGGTCTGTCTAAGAATTGGTTCTTCTTCTCTGAGACTCTAATGATACCACTAGGAGTAAAGAGTTTGGCATCCCACCAAGCCGAAGTAAACTCTTTGTACTTACCTTTGATAAGCATATCATTAGCATCTTTGTAACCATTTGGTAGTGTAACTATCTTAGCTTTCCCGGGCTTGAGTAGAGTTGCAACTTTCTTAGCAGCTTCAATACCTTGCTTGTCCTTGTCAAAACAAATGACAATGTTATCAAAGCTTTCAATGTACTCTAAGTTATCTTTAATATCTTTGACTGCACCGGCTGCACCTCTGATGATAGAAACGACAGCCCACTTGCTACCAAGTAACTCATAGGCTGCCATCGCATCGCACTCTCCCTCAGTAATAGTCAAATACTTCCCACCTTCCTTGAAGAGTTGTTGTCCAAAGAGACCGACTCCCTGTGGACTGACATCGTAACTGAACTTCTTGTCTCTGACATATCTTATCTTGTTTGAAGTTAGTTCATTGTTAATGTACAGCGGATAGACATGTTGAGCTATCGCACCTGAACCATCGTAGACTGTTTTGACTCCGTACTTCTCAGCAGTTTCTCTGGAAATACTTCGGTCTGTTAGTTTTGCAAAGACACCACCATGAGCATTGACTTCTCTGATAGTCTCGTTTGTTTGTGTTGGTGTGACAGCTTGACCATCAACACCTTTGGGAAAGAACTTGTCACAACTAAAACATTTAGCTGACCCGTTCTCATTAACTGATAGGGCATCACTACTACCACATGCCGGACATGGTAAGTGAAGTTTTGTAAATTTTAAATCTTTTTCCATCTTGACCTCTTAAAAAAAACAGGGCATCCGAAGACACCCTGCAAGTTAAATACGATATATAATCTCAAATTAATTATATGATTTTATAGTGTTAAGAATCTTCTGAATCTTCGACAGACTCATCAGCATCCTCTTCCACTTGCGACTCAGGACAGCCTTTTAAAAGCTCTTCTAAGTTTGCTCTGTGTGTACGACTAGCGAAATCCAAAGCTTCGATAACAACAGAAAGATTACCAACCTTATTCACCATAACATTGGCTTCGTTTCTTTTCTGTTCGTCTTCAATAGCATTGACATCGAAGTTTGTGACTTCACCTTCTTCGTTTCTGATACTAATAATCATTAGAACTCTTCTCCTCCTTCGATGGCATCAAACTCTGAACCATCACTAGATTTATATTGAACTAAGTCAATAACTTGCATAGCTTGGAAATCCAAACCTTTAAAGTTTCCGTACTTGTTAGATGTTTCCCACTCGCTGTATTGGACTTTTACTTTAGACCCATTACCAACAAGCTCATCTATTGGATTCTTATTTGCATCCAAGAGTTTAGGTGCTTGACGAACCATACCATTTGGCCCATTGACCTTTCTCTTGAAAGTTATTGCTCTTCCGATGACCTCGTCACCATTGGATATCTCTTTAACCTTATATCCTTTAGCTTCAAAGTCATTGGCGACATCGTCACTCACGACTAAGTCTACTGTATAAACAGGTTCAAACTTAGTATTGGGAGTGGTTACACTAGCCCAGTAGGCTATTCCTTCTTGTATTGCCATAATTAACTCCGTTTGTTTGGCATCATTGCATATAATATTATAGACCCTGACACACCTATGTCAAGGACTTGTGTTCAATCTTCCTCATCAAGTGATAAAGGGAGACTGACTTCTCATTTAATAATGTTACTTTGTATCTGTCGTGGATTCTCTCGACTTCATAAGTCCAAGACAAACGACCTTGATTTTTCATAACATAATTATCAAATGTTCTAAAAGAATCTTCATTTAAAATAATTGATTGTTTCATATTTAAATATTTATCTTAAAAGGTATTGAACAATTTACTGCAGTTGCTCCACTAAAATCTAAACTGTTTAAGTATCTAACAGTAGCTCGTCTGACACTACTCGGTGGATTGTTTTCAAATGCAACATTATCAACCACTCCATCTTGTAAGTCATAGATAACTCTGAAAGCAACTGCTTTGTTTAGTGTTAGATTTCTAATGTAGTAGCTAAAGTCCCTGTTCTTTATCGGTTTAGGACAAGCCAGAGGCTCTTCAACAACTTTATCTACTTCATTGGTCACAACATAAGGCTCAATAATTTCCGGCTCTTCTACGACCTCTGGTGGCTCTGGTAGTTCAACAGTCTCTAACTCGGTTAGTCTGTCTTTGAAAGCACCAAGCTCTACCGAGAGAGCAGATAATCTTAATTCAAGTTGACTAAGACCAGAAGTTATATCGCCTTCTAAGTTTTTGATGTTGGCATGATTGGTTAAGATATCTTGATACAGATAATCAGCATCCATCTTAAGTGACTCAAAGTGTTCTTGTAAGTCAAGAATCTTTTCATCATACCTGCCTACGAGAGCAGTATTAGTTTGCTCTAATTTACTTGTCCACTTGGTATTAGCTTGAACATCTTCTCGTAGGTTTAAGATGAGAGCTAAGTTACCAACTGTAAAAATAATAACGAATATTAATAGCATTCTATTAAGCATAAGTTTCTCCTAGTTGCCACCACTCTGGTTTGTCTCTACCTTTCTCCCACTTAGCATAATGCTTTTCGTGGATACAATAGTTTCTGTATGACTCAATCGGGTCATCAGTTTTGTATTGGTCTGGCATAGCCAAACGGATTGGTGTTTGTTCTGCTTGTGGCATGTTCATCGGTACTCGTGATAAAGCCTCAGCAAGTTTAGTATATGAAGCATGGTCTCGACCATACCTAAATTTATATTCTTCATTAAGAGCATCGAAGTGAGCATAGAGCCACGCATAGTTGGCCGTAGCTTCTCGAGCCCAGATAGTACATGGATGATTCTCATAAGCTTTCTTGTACAGACCCATCAAGTCAGCATACTCATCACCATCTAAAATACGATGAGCTGTGCATAACATCTGAGCAGTTTCAAGTGGCATCTTGACAAGCATCTTATCTGGTTGAGCCTTAGCTGATAGCTTAGGGCAATCGTAAAAATAAAAGATATTCATCGGCTACTTCTCCTGTAATGTATGTACTCTTTGACCAAGTACTGTTTGTTTTCTTTGATGTAATCCTTGAAAGACTTTTGACTGTCGAGTTCATTGAATATTTCTTTGTTGTTACAGTACTCGTTGTAACATCTCATAAAGAACATATCAATTCTTCTAGTCTTCATCTTTCCCAACACTTATAGCCAGTACAGTTCTTGACATAGTCATCGCAGTACTCGCACACTTCTTCTTCTTTCTCTGATTTACTTTCAGACATCTCATCAAGTATATCAGCATATAATTTTAAAAATAAATCCATCTTTCCTCCTAGTTTAATATTCTAAGCACCCAATTCTCAGCCACATCTTCGGCATAAGATTCTGAATGGTCATAGACTTCTACTGTTCTAACATA